TAAACGTGGTGGCTAAGAAAGTATGATCTCAAAAAGCACAGAAAATTTAGTAGGGAATCAATCATTTGTTTGGTTCACAGGAGTTGTAGAAGATATTAATGATCCTCTAGAAATGGGGCGTGTTCGCGTTAGATGTTTTGGATACCACACTGCTGATAAATCCAAAATTAAAACTGAAGATTTACCTTGGGCTTCTGTTCTTATGCCAGTAACATCAGCATCTATGGCAGAAGTTGGTCAATCAGCTACAGGATTACTTCAGGGCTCATGGGTAGTTGGATTCTTTAGAGATGGTACATCAGCTCAAGACCCGATAATTATGGGTTCTGTTCCAGCATATACAACAATAAAAAATGAAAATGATAATATAGGTTTCTCTGACCCTGATAAAGTTCACCCCATAAAAATAGACGTAGCGGATAATCCTATTGCAGCAAAGAGTACATTCAATACATCTTATGCATACACTAAGAAGAATGAATTACGAAATTCATATAACTCTGTACCAACTGCAAATAGTGGCACTACTTGGAGTCTTCCTGATTTGACATCTATTGTAAATCCACAATATCCACATAACCACGTTACAGCGTTTGAGAACGATGCCAATACGGTTGAATACGATTCTACAGAAGGTTCAGAAAGATTTTCTCATGTACATAAATCAGGAACATTCAAAGAGATTAGTACAAATGGCGACAAGACTCAAGTCATTACTGGTGACAACTATGAAGTCATAGTTAAAGATGATAACGTGTGGGTAAAAGGTAAATGTAATTTAACAATTGATAATGATTGTAATACTTATGTTAAAGGTAATTGGAATATTCAAGTCGATGGTAATAAGACAGAAGTAGTTAATGGCACATATACATTAGATGCACCAACAGGAAGTATAGACTTCCCTGCAGGTAATATCACATCTAATTCAGTAACACTTCATACTCATACACATAGTCAGCCGGCCGATAAAGAACCAGTGCATCCTGATCCTCAATCAGAAACTAATGCACCAACGAGTGGAACATAAATTTAGCGAAAGTATATAAATAGAGACATGGCACAAGGATTATCAGATACTAGTAACTCGACTCAAGTCGCAATAACTCGTAAATATGCCGACCTACCTTTATCGTTTATACAACATCCAGGTACTGGTGATATTCGTCCATTGAATGATCTTGATGCCGTTAAACAATCAGTTAAGAATTTAATTCTTACTAATTTTGGAGATAGACCTTTCCACCCTGAAATAGGTGGAAATGTAACATCATATCTTTTTGAGAATGCTAATGGATTAACATCTTTTGCTATTGAAGAAGAGATAAAGAAAGTATTAAAGGAGCATGAACCAAGAGTGAACGGCGTAACTATTCGAGTTCAAGATAATATGGATGCTAACAATTTTATTGTACATCTTCAATATAACGTGCTTGCTCTTAACATAGAAGTTCAATCTTCATTTTATTTAAAGAGGTTAAGATAATATGGCAACGCAATTAAATACAACAGAGTTAGATTTCGATAAAATTAAGGAGAACTTAAAAACCTACCTTAAAAATAGTGGAGGTGCTTTTGCTGATTATGACTACGAAGGTTCAGGTCTTAATAGCCTGCTTGATATACTTGCTTACAATACCCATTATAATGCTGTTAATGCACACATGGCAGTAAATGAATCATTTATCGACACAGCTCAAGTTAGAGCTAATGTTGTATCACATGCTAAGTTAATTGGATATATCCCAAGAAGTGTAAGTGCGCCATCTGCAACTATCGCATTAAAATTAAAACGCACAGGTGGAAGTGACGAATCGATTACATTACCATCAGGTACAACATTTGAAACGACAGTTGGTGGAGTTACATACACATATCAAACATTAGCTGATATTAAATCTTCTAGTTATAATTCAACTACAACAAATTTTGAGTTTGATGCTATCGATATATATGAAGGTGCATTAAGAACAAATTCTTTCTTTTTCAACGACAATAATAATCAAAAGTTTGTTGTTCGAGATGCGTTAATAGATACATCCACAATGAAAGTAACTGTCAAAGATAGTGCTACGGCCACATCTTCCACAACATATAATTTATATAGTTCTCAAACAGATGTAGGAAATGCAACACCTGTTTATTTCTTAACAGAAAACTATGAGGGATATTATCAGTTAGCATTTGGAGATAATATAATCGGGAAACAACCTGCTGTAGGTTCTATTATAACCGTCACATATTTATCGAGTAACTATACAGCATCTAATGGTGCTAATACATTTACATTTACAGGAACATTCCCAACTAATACAGCATTAGCTGACTCGGGTGCAATTACAGTTTCTTCTGTATCTTCAGGCGGGGCTGCAAGAGAATCTACTGAAAGTATTCAAATCAATGCGCCAAGAAAATTCATAACTCAAGATCGGGCAGTAACAAATCAAGATTATGTTTCGATTGTAAAATCAATTATTGGAGATGTACAAGACGTTGCTGTTTATGGAGGTCAGGTATTAGACCCGCCAGAGTATGGTAAAGTTTTCATATCTGTAAAACCACAATCATCTTTATTCTTGACAGAGCTTCAAAAATCTTCTATATTAAATCAGCTTGATAGGAAGAAAGTAGTTACAGTAGTTCCTCAAATAATTGACACTGATTATACATATTTGTATTTTAATGTATACTTTAAATATGATACTAATTTAACTGATTTAAATAAAGAACAAATAAAAGCTGCTGTTTCGGATAAAATTGCAACATTTGGAGATACATTCTTAGATAAATTCTCTAATAACTTTAGATATTCTAAATTACTTGCTGATATCGATTCAACTGACACATCTATCAAGGGTTCAGTAGCTCAAGTATATGCATATAAATTAATTTCTTTTACACCTGAAAGTACAGCAGGAATAACAACTTCATTTGGTGTACCTTTATTAGGAGACATAAAACAAACAAATTCATTTATTACTACATCTGGTTGGGATCAAAATAATCAAATTTATTATCTAGAAGATGTAGCAATCGATGGCGATACAACACGTAGACGTATTCAAAAATATTATATTGGCACAAACAATGTTAAAGTTGTAGATGGTAAAGAAGTGGGATTCTTATATCCGACAACTGGTAGAATCACACTTGATAATCAAAATGTGTCACAGCCGGCTAATGTTGAAATTAGAGTCATACCTAAATCTTATGATATACCAGGTGTAGAAAATAAGATATTAACAATTGATTTAGCTAAAACAAATGTATTCCCTGATTCGAATCTTTCTACTTCTTCGGGTGATGTAGTACCAAACTCTGTTTATCAAGTAGCATCTACATCTACAACATCAACAGGATTTGATCCATTTACAACTACAGGAACATTTGTTCCTCACACGATGTATGACCCAGTTAGCGGAATAGGTTATGCGGCAAATACGTATGAAGAACATATTCTTTATCAACAATTGGGATATACACATACAGCTCCTGAAACAACATCAACTGTAAATACAGGTCAGGCATTTGGAGCTGCAACTGTTACAGATACAGGAACAGCAACTGGAACTGGAACTACGACGACGACAACACCAACTACTCAAACCACAACTACTACTTATGGCGGCGGATATTAGTGAAAAATCTAGAAAAATTAAGAATTGATGAGTTATTACCTGAGCAGTTAAGAAATACTGCTAAGAATCTCATTGATTTTTTAAAGGTATATTATACTCAACAAAACACTGATAGTGCTCCTACTCAGTTAATTGAATTTATAAATCACAATCAAGATTTAGATCGAGTTGCTGATAATAAATTTATATCTGCTCTTTCTGATTCGATTGCTAAAGATTTACCAAAATCAGCTTACGTGGAAAGAACTAGACTTCTTAAACGTTTAGTCGATTATTATAATGTAAAAGGAACAAAAAGATCGATTGAGATTTTCTTTAAATTATTCTTTAATAAAAATATCACCGTAACTGAACCATGGGATAGTGTATTAATGCCATCTGATGGTCGATTCAATAAAAACTTTTTCATTCGTGTTGTTCCAACTACTCCAGCTTCAATTACTGATGCACTTTTAAGTAAAAAAGTTTTTCAAAGAAATCAATATTTTGATAAATCATCTTCAGGTATAGTAAGAAATATAGAAAAAGAAGAATATGATGAAACAATCTATACTTTATATTTTGATAGTTTAAGCATTAGTGGAACATTTATTGAAGGTAATGATTTAGTTGATGAGAATAATGTTGTTCTTGGTAAAATATATCGTACATTAAGTAAAGTCAATGTTATAAATGGTGCACCTCCGGTCGGGGTCCGTTACAATATTGGAGA